CCTGAAGACTTGTAGAAGAGTAACACAATGTAACCTGTTGCTTGTCTCTGTAATCATAAATTAAATATAAGTATTTGTCGCTTGACGTAGGCATTGTAAAGCTTCCTTGATACAAGTCGGGTCCTCCCGTTACAGGAGTTATCTGAGTTGTCGAAGGATTGGCCAACAGGTTAGCTATATCTGTAGTATTGTTATTGTATAGTGTACTGCTTCTCAAGAATAGTAATTCGTGTTGTGCCGTATTAAAATCAAAGTCATCACCACTAGCTGTAATTCTATTGCTTCTTACGCTTACAGTTGCACCATCAGCAGGTATCACTCCACCTCCTTGAGGAGAATCAATTTTTAGATACTGAGATATAATAAGACCTGTTCCACTACCTAGCGTTACTTGGTTAGAGTGTAGAGGAGAAACATAGGATGTGTCATCCCACCTGTACTCATTGTGTATCAACTCACCTGAGTCGTCATCAGAGCTTATGCAAATCTGAATAAGGCTCATCTCTAGTGCATCAGGGCAACTTACCTTAAGGTCAATAGTCGATTGATTTGTGGCACTTAAAGTAAAAAATGCTTTAGTTACACCAACCTTATTCTTGTTAAATGTATAGCTTCCTGTTCCACTTGCAACAGCCCCACTGCTTGTAGTACTGCCATCATACGTTGACTGAATGGTTGAGGTACCGCTTACATTGGTAACATTGTACGTAACCGTTACAGTACCCACCAACTCGGTAAGGTTAACACAAAATGTTTGTGTCGTGCCTTTGGCTCCCACTGTAAATACTTTTCTAAAGAAACAGTTTAAGCATTCCTCCTCTGCAGGTAGCTTAATGGTATTGCCACTTAAAACATACTCATTCATATACGGGTCGTATCCTCCTAACTTCTGAGTGTCGAAGTCCTGTATAAATAAATCTCTGAAGTAGTTACGCATACCCAACTCAGATATCACGGTAAGCTGTTCGTTCTGTGCGTTTGAACCTTTAAGCTGAATTACTGCGCCACGCTTTGCATCCGTAAAGAACTTATTAGACCCCCACTTCGCATAGCTCTCAGGGTTGTTGCTGTTACCGTACTCTTCGATACGTGCAATCTGTGTACCTAAAACCTCAGGCACAGACGATACAGCACCACCACCCGTTGAGTCGGACAGTAGGTTCTTTCCTGTAAGCACGTAAGATATCTTATCCTCCTGAAGAGTCAGTATGTCTGTCTCTCTACCATCCAACAGTGTTATAGGTCCGTATATATCCTCAAGAGCCTTGAAGTTTAGCAAGCCAAGATTGAACTCGTTTAGCTTGTTAACATTAGACTCGTCATTGTACACTCCACTGTACGTTATATCGGCAAACCTTCTAATCTCTCTATAATCCTCTGCTGAAGTGGTAGTGGTTCTATTTCCAATCTCAAGCGGCTTACCGATTATAGAGTCCTTAATCTTGTAGCTCTCTACACCATTACCAAAAGAGAAACAGTTGAAGAACTCTGTAAGGATAATAGCAGGTTGAGATGCTGTTTGGTTTTGGGTGTTACCCTCGTGATATCCTGTAGCGGTATCAATTGGGTATGACGTTGAGCTTTCGTACCATAGGTCAGGTAATGCATCCTGTGGCTGAGTCTCAAAAACTATGAAGTTTTCTGCACGTACCACAGTTATTTGAACGTTAACACAGGCTTGTTTTTTTTCGGTTTTACCGCACGCCTTAGTTCCTGTAACAACCAAATAAATCATTCCATAGTATGAAGTGCCAAGGGCATCGTTCTCTACAAACTGCCAATAGTTTTTATCTATGTCTGTGGGCACATCGTCAAACCCTTGACCCAAAGAGTTTTTTAGTAGTGTGGGTAAAAACACATTGGTAGGGTCGGTTGCAGTGGGGTCGTCTGTTCCTGCAGGACCACTGTTTAGTATACCTGCAACATTGTCTCCAATCCACCACGCCCTAAAGTTACTGTAGTCCTGACTAGCCGTAAGTGTTACATCAACATCAGGACCGAACCTTTGCTCGCAACCTCTTCCCTTGCCCTCCCTCAGGAAGTCTGCCTTTATAGTTATTCTTGAGCCGCTCGGTATATCGTACTGAATAAACGGAGCGTTGGTGATAGTCATTGGGTCAGTGGGGATGTAGTCGGGGTTTGCGACTGAACCAATCGGGGTTTCAATTCTTGCAAAGTTACGTCCCTTCGCGCAATCAGATTCCTTACCGGGTGATACAACAGGAAGGTCAGACTGCTCGGTAGAGAAGTTGTTTGTTCTTAGCTTCATGTAAACCCCCGCAGGGATGGGTATATCATTTCCGTTTGAGTCCTGTGGCTTAGGGTCTAGGAAGTCAGCCTCCTGTGCCTGCTTATCCAATACCGTTGCTGTTATACATCCGTTGGTAGGTCCTGCTGCATCTCTTTTAACTATAAGCTCATCGCCCACCTCTACCTTTCTTGAGTTCTCACCCTCAAGGCTAAACCACTTATCGCCACTTATAGGGTCAACATAAAACACATTGCTGTACACAACATCATAGTTCTCCTTGTCAGGCTTAATACAAAACTTGTATCTAGTAGCCCACGATGGAGCAATCTGCTGTACAGGGATGGTAACCTTGATTCTGTTTGTAAGGTCGGAGTTGCTACACGGTACGTGCTCGGTATTGTTCTCACTAACCAATGCTGTGGTTGAGCGATTAAACTCATCCATATATATGATGCCTACCTCATAGCCTCTGTTGCTGTGCAAACTTTTTGGGTTACCCTGAACCCTATAGCTAGCATCAACACTTATAACTTCATAGTACTCAACAATGGTGTTGGTCCCATTACTATAAGCCATTGCAGGCATTTGGAATCCTATGGTATTCGATGACGGTGATGAGATAATTTTAATTGGCTGAGGGAACGCAGTAATACCACTTGTAAACTTATTGTAGCTATCCAAGCTATCTGCTACCCCACAGTTTACACCATCTGTCATGGTATCCCCATCACAGGCATCAGACACATCCTTAATGCTGTATGACTTATATATAATGTATAACTGATTAGGTACAGGGAAAATGTCATCCTGCAACGTAAGGTTTGTTGCGCTAAGAACCTCTGTTACTTCAGTCTGCTCATTTGATGTGATGTTTGTAACAAGGTCTCCAACCTCAACACCATCAGCAATAAAGTTAGCCCCTATATCTATAAGCTCATTTGCCGCGGCATTTGTCGTAGAGCCAACAGAAATAGGAACAAGCTCACCAACCCTTCTTATAAAGTTAGCATCCTGAGATAGGTCGTATGGATTGTTGAAGTCCTGCTGTAGCGTGTAGTCAAATGAAACAGTAACCACAGGGGTCGTCGCTGAAGGAAGAGACGTACCTGTAAATTGACTGTGCTGTATTTGAAACGTTATGGATAGCTGTGCACCCTGTGTTAGATTAAGACCGCCAAGGTCTATATCAAATATACTATCATCAACATTCACGGTTCCATTAACGGTGTATGTGCCTGTTGATGTTGTTTCTGTAAGTTCTGTCTCACCCACATCATCTGTGCTTAGAGATGTTGTGTACTCAAGCCTAACGTTCCTACCGTTTAAATCTAATAGGTCGTACTGCTCAAGATAGTTTCCATACATAAGCCTGTTGCCCATTAGGGTCTGAGCCTTGGCTAACTTGGGAACGTTATCGTACAGCCTAAGAATCTCTGAGTCTGCAAGAACAGTAAACACCTTGCTGTTGCTAAACGTGTACGTATAGTCTGTGTTGTTTGCCAACCCAAGCTCTGACTTATCAAGTTTCTCGATAACCTTAATGGTTCCCGTGTTCATATCCTTGAACAGCAGGTCTACACCAACCACAAGCTCACCACCACTATTGTATGTTATGTCACACACATTGGTTGAGTTGGTCATTCCCTCGTTAAGAAAACTTTGGGTATCAAAGTTAAATCCCTTTGGTATAAACGACGGGCTTGAGAACTGCGACGTTGCCGAGTACTCATTGTCAGCGTACTTATATCTGTAGGCGAACGACACAAACCTATCCTCCAAATAATTATTGTCGCTTGTAGATTCTATCGGCTGTATTGCGGGCGAGTTTACAGGCGGCTTCTTAATAACCAATAACTGCTCCGCTGTGAATTGGTCAATGTTTGTTATAGGTGCATCATAAGACCTTGTAACATTTATAAATCGTGGAGGGTTTCGGTCATCAGTAAAAAACAACAAGTCATCTACCTTGTTCACGCCTGTAATAAGGTTTCTCTCATCAAAGTTTAGGGTTGTGTTTGTCCCCCCTCCATCATCAATACTTATAACGTGGTATGTTAATACATCAGTGTTTGTATTGTATGACATTATAAGGTCAAGCTTACCGGTGCCACCAACACTAAAAGATGGGTCGTGAACAAACCAAAACAATGTCTCGTCCTCTCCCTCCTCAAATGCTCCTATACATCTAGCATTTGCAGAAAGATTGGCTCCACCAAATCCAATGGCGGTAAGTGCCTCATTGCCTTTTGTATTTTCAACCGAACCAATCTCAGAGTCCTCAGTTGAGCCTAACCTTACGTTTAAAGCATCTACATATTCACCATTAGGTAAAAGCCTCTCGTCAAGGCTCTTGTTCATTCTACCCTTTATAAAATTTCTCTGCGTATTTGCCATACTACTTTATCCATTTGCTTTGCCCTCTCAGGTTCATTAAGAGTCTGCCGGGATGTATATTGCTTATTCTAATCTTTGCGTTTCTTAGTAACGCTCCTTTACGTTTACGCGCTCTAGCAATGATATACTCCTGTACATTTAGCTTTGAGCTTAAGATAGAGTACTCAATGTAAGCGTAGATGTATTCCTCGAATAATTTATTCAAACTAATTGATGCATTGTCTCCACCCTCCATTCCATCAGACACGTACTCAAGTATACATACTTGATTAGCCATTTGAGAGTCGAAGTTTATTACACCTCCCTTTTTGTTTATAGAGAATGTGGGGTTGGCATTTGCTGTTTCGGTGTTGAGTCCATATCGTGCTCCAATAGCGTAATCAAAATACCAATACCCATCACAACAGTATCCCTCAAGACCATTAAATGGATTGCCTGAGTTTAAGTATATAGATTTTTTACTGCCTGTGATTCTATCAAAATCTAAGTTTGAGTTCTCAGGGCTTAATGCATTACCTTGTTCGTCAAACAATATACGGCAGTCATTGTCCTGTAGGTATGCGCTACTCCAATTAGTTTGAATGTTTTCTGTTAATGGGTATAGCATACCATCTTGGTACACAGATATCCTAACCCAATTCACAAAGTCAGAAGGAAGAACGTATCGTAGTGTATTACAAACTGTAAGCTCAAGAATCTTAATCTCTTTGAACGCATCGTAGTTTAGTTCCTGAATACCACGCTTCGCGTGAAACAACACCTTGTATCTCTCCTCGTTATTTACAAGGTTGTGGTTGCCCGAGTACATCAGCATAAAGTTGTTTACTATATCCTCTAAGCTAACGTACTGATAGGACCCCCAATTGGCATTCTCAGGTGCGTTACCATTGTTCTCGTAATATTGATATTGTGATATATAAGGCATCTATTATTATTTTTCTTCTTGGTCATCATACTGTTCGGCAGCCTGAGCAAACTGTACAGCCTGTATCTCTCTAATTGACATTCCTGCGTACTGAAGAATCTTCATCACTAATGTTGGCTCATCGTCCAACGGTAACTCAAAGTCTTGGAAGTCAGGTTGCGATTGGTCAAACACAGGCTCACCTCCTGTCAGGTTAACATACGTCCACTTAGGGTCTTTGGGATATCTTAAGTACTGACATCTTACCATACCAAAGTCATTCACCGTGTTTGGAAACAGCGTAAGAATATTTTCGTTCTGAATATATGCAGGGAACATAGTTGATGGCGTGGTAAGCAAAGAGCGATTAAGAAGAATTATTTTATCATTTAAAACTTTCTCCGCTTCATTAACACCATTCTGCCCATCATAGACAACATAGGTTTCTCCACCAACCGCATTAAATATAGTTTCACTTATTGTCAGTGTGTTTGTTGTTACACCTAATACTGTAGCACCTGCATTCGTTGTAGTGTTTATCACCACGTCATTTATGTCAATACCCAATGTTGTAAAGTCTACCGTGTTGTCTGTTAACTGAAATGCAGCAGATGCAGCAGATGTACCTGTAGCAAGTTGAGTAGTGTAAACAAAAACATTATTAACAAAGAAGTAGTCGAACCCCGTAGTGATTGCGCTAGGCATAAAAAAATTAGTTCCTACTATATGATTCAAAAAATCAAATCGAGAGAACGTATTGAGAACCTCCTCGTACCCCTTCCTAATATCCGCCAATGCCGAGCCCGAACGACGAGCATTCTCCGCGTTAACCTGATAGTTGTACTGATACTGATAGTCCTCAAAGATATCAAGCTGCGCCTGCTTGGCGAACAAGTTAAAATCGGCAGGTGAGATATATCCGTAGTTATTCTTGTTCAGCACCGATAGCACTGTATTTCTAACCGAGTTTATCATCTGCTAAAATATTTACCTAAAGATACAAAATAAAAAAAGGGGTCGCTAAGACCCCTTTAGTTATTGATTGCTAACAATTATTAAGCAATGCCAATTGATGTAACCTGTACTACACCTCCTGCAGCCGAAGTTAAACCTGAAAGGCTTACGTCATACTTTGGGTTAACCCAAGAAGTCTGAAGTGCTGCAATTACAGAGTCCTGAATGCGGTCTCTAACGGTACGGTCATTTGCAGCCATAGTGGTGTGATTTATTGTCACAACATCATTTGCTGCTGCACCATTTGCGTAATGGACAGTAACCTTGTCAACGGCATCCTGCTCAATTAAAACAATACTATCAACAGCAACTAACTGTGCTGTTTCTCCTGTCGCTGTGATAGGAATAGATAAAAACTTTTGCATGATAAAAAATTTATGCGGTTAAAAAATACAGTACAAAGATACTGCAATTAATCTAACTGCTTTTCTAGGAACTGCAACACCTCAACGCCATCGTCGGTCTTGAACCAATCAGATAAATACTCGATTGGGTCTACACCAAATGGGATAGTTGTCATTCTCTTTTTGTTACCCTTTAGGTTAAAGTGAACATCGCGGTCCTTGTTGCGTAACCCTAACAACCTATCATCGAAAAACTTCTGAATAGTAGACTGAAGCTTTAGTGATGGGTCTGAAACGGTTCGCATAAATACCTCGGGATTTTTCTTTGCAAATACCAATACATCACGACGAAGCTCGTCCGTAGATATAGTACTTACGTCTCTTGAGAACAATACCCTTCCAACGTTCTCAAGCTGCTCAAGGCTAAGTGACTTGGCTTCAATCAGTGCATCAACCTCAATATTTAGTTGTGCAACCTCTTGTTGTGCATCCTTGCCATAGTCAACCTCAATAAACTTCTTTCCGTTAAGGGGATGGTAATGTAGGAACTGTTGTAATACAGGATTATTCTTTGGAACCTGTAGCATGCCATCCTCAAAGATGATTGGCTCTACCACAGCACTTCCATCCTGTTCGTCTTCAAAGCAGCTTTTTTGGTTTCTTGCGTAACGCAAAGCACGGTTGTAACCCTTCTCTTCATCAAAGTAAAGTAATGGACTACGTTGGCT